TGGCGATACTCAGGCAATCCCGGAACAAACGGCGAGGTCATCACCGAGGGCAAGCATCAAGGCGAGGTCAAAACCTACGGTAATCCGGCAAACCGGGCTTTATATGATTCCGCTAAGAAAATGCGAGAGCAGATAACAAAAATTGCTGAGGAGGTGTTCGGTAAATGATTGATGTGGAAAACGAGATTTTTACGAAGGTCGCTACCGAACTTCGTACTCAGTTCCCGAAGGTCAATGTCTATGGTGAGGATGTGCGTAGTCCTTCATCTTTTCCGTGTGTCAGCATCGTAGAAGCCGATAATTATACGGTCAAGCGAACGCAGGACTCCGGGAGAAACGAGAATCACGCTAATCTCATGTATGAGGTCAATGTTTACTCGAACAAAACGAGTGGAAAAAAGACCGAGTGCAAGGAAATCATCGCCGTCATTGACGATATTCTATTGGGTCTTGGGTTTACCCGCACAATGAAAAACCCTGTTTCGATGGACGATGCTACTATTTATCGAATGGTTACTCGATATACGGCTATCGTCTCTACCAATCAAACAATTTACAGGAGGTAATAAGTAATGGCTATTTCCACTTATAAGGTCTTTCTGATGAAGAAAGGCACAAGCGGCAGCACTTACACGAAGGTCGTTGACATCAAAGACTTCCCCGACCTCGGCGGTGCGCCCGAAATGCTCGAAACCACCACCCTTTCGGATGGTATGCAGACCTACATCCCCGGCATTCAGTCTCTTGAAGCGTTGGAGTTTACCGCCAACTACGACAAGGATGACTATGCTACTCTCGCCGCTATGAAGGATACCGAAACGGAGTTCGCTGTTTGGTTTGGCGGTACTGAGTCGAACGGTGTTGTTACGCCTACCGGGTCTGAGGGCAAGTTCGAGTTCAAGGGCAAGCTCAGTGTGTTTGTTGTGGGCGGCGGCGTGAATGAGGTGGTCGATATGACTATCACCATCGCTCCTTCCACTCCCATCACCGTAGCTGCTGCCTAAGACCGTGAAACAAGGAGGAATGTATCATGGCTAAGACTATCAACTTTACCTTCGAGGGTACGGATTATACTCTCGAATACACGAGAGCTTCTGTGGCAGCTCTTGAAAAACAGGGGTTTAACATCGGGGATATTTCCGACAAACCTCTTACCACTCTTCCCGCTCTCTTTGCAGGAGCGTTTCTCGCTCACCATCGTTTCGTGAAGCGTGAAGTCATCGACCGTATTTTTGAGAAGATGACAAACAAGATGGACTTGGTAATGCGACTCGCTGAGATGTATAACGAGCCTATCGAAGCACTTGTCGATGAGCCGGAGGAGTCCGAGGGAAACTTGACTTGGGGAACGAGTTGGTAAGTGACTCGCAACCCCACCGGGGCGGCGAATCGAAAGGGTTTGCCGCCCTTTCTTATACTGAGGTGTTCTACAATCACTTACCATATTACTTGGCTATCGGCATGACCCCCGAACAGTTTTGGGACGGAGATTGCCGATTGACGGAGAGTTACCGAAGAGCTGACGAGTTGAAGCAGCGGCGAAGGAATCAAGACCTTTGGTTACAGGGAATGTATTTTTACGAAGCTCTGTGCGATGTGTCTCCTATCCTTCAAGCCTTTGCAAAGAAAGGCACGAAGCCTACTCCGTACTCTCCTGAGCCGTATGCCGTTACCGAAAAGCAGGTCAAAGAAAAGAAGGAACGGCAAGAACGCCTTAGATACGAAAAAACAAAGGCAAAAATGGCAGCGTGGGCGGCAAAGACCAATACACAGCTTGCTATTCGAGCCGGGAAGGAGGTAGACGGTGGATAACACGATTGACACCTTACAAATCGAAATTGAATCTTCGACTACCGATGCACAGCGTGGGTTGACGAAGTTGAAGAACTCCCTCCAAAAGCTGACTGAGATGAGTAACGCTGTTGCCAACATGAACAGTGATGGTATCTCGAAGTTAAAGGAAATGGCACAGGGTGTTGAATCCCTTGCAAATGCCGGGAGTAATCCCGGTCTGAGTGCCGCTGTTTCCGAACTGAGAAAGCTCTCAAAGATTGACTTTTCTAACCTCGGTGCGGGGTCTGAGAAAATCTCTGAGATTGCCGATAAGGTCGGTGAAATCACAAACGCAAATCCGACCTCTACCATTACTCCCCCCGAAACTTCTACCGAAACTGTTCCCATCGCTCCGAGTGTGGATGTTGAGGAGACGAAAAGCAAGCTGTCGCAGCTCAAAGAGTTTGCAGCCAACATCTTTTCCTCTATCAAGACCGGGGCAACCACTGTCTTTGGCGGGGTAGCAAAGGTTATTGGCGGTGCGTTCAAGGGTATTGTGACGGTTTTTCAAAAGCTCGGCAGCGCAGCTAAAAGTGTGTTCGGGGCAATGAAAAAGCTCGGCAGCTACATCGGTGGGAAGCTCAAAGGCGCAGTAGGCGGTGCGACTAAGAAGTTCAGCGGATTTATTCGCTCTATGGGTCGTGTCGCTATGTATCGGGCTATTCGTTTCGTTCTGTCTCAGATTGCAACCGCATTCAAGGAAGGAACGAACAATGTATATCAGTACAGTAAAGCTATCGGCGGCAACCTTGCTTCCTCTATGGATAGGATTGCATCGAGCTTCCTGTACTTCAAAAACTCTATCGGTGCGATGGTTGCTCCGCTCATTAACGCTCTCGCTCCTGCAATCGAGTATGTAATTGATAAAGCCGTGGCTCTCATCAATGTGCTGAATCAGTTGTTCGCAAAACTCTCTGGGGCGAGTACTTGGACGAAAGCCGTCAAGACTCAAACCGAGTATGCCGAAGCCGCAGGTGGCGCAGCGGAAGCCGCAAAAAGCCTTACCGCAGGTTTTGATGAACTGAATGTCCTCTCCGACAGCGGAGGTGGCGGTGGTGCGGGTGGTATGGACTACGGCTCTATGTTTGAGGAAATGCAGCTTGACAGCGACTTTGCGAAATGGATAGACCAAATCAAGGAAGCTATTGCAAACGGCGATTGGGCGGGTGTTGGCAAAATCCTCGGAGATAAGGTTAACGAGCTTATCGACAAAGTAGACTTTGCGGGTATCGGAGACAAGTTGGGCTACGGTATTCAGTCTGCTTTTGAGGTACTGTATAACTTCCTCGACACTATCAACTTCGATAAAATCGGGGCGGGTATCGCAACCACGCTCAATCACATGATGGAGCAAATCGACTTCGGCTTGGTCGGAAAGACCTTTGCGAAGAAGTGGACGATTCTCGTAGATACCCTCTACGGTTTTGTAACAACCTTCGATTGGACGAAGTTCGGTCTCGCAATCGCAGACTTCATCAACGGTTGGTTTGAGGAGATTGACCTCACAAAAGCTATTCAGACGGCGCAAGAGCTTATTCTCGGAATCTTCGAGAGTATGTCTCAGGCAATCCGTAATGTCGAGTGGTACAAAATCGGTACACAGATTATGGATGCCATTGAGTCGATTGATTGGATGTCTCTGCTCGGAGACCTCGGCACGCTTCTCAGTGATGCCGTTGTTGGCTTGCTTGACCTGTTGCTCGGAGTGGTCGGTGAAACCGATTGGGGCAAAGTCGTACAAGACATTTGTGCGGGTATCGGCAATATGCTCGCCAACATTGAATGGGGTGAAATCCTCGCCAAAATCGGCACATTGGTGGTTGAGCTTGTTGTTCAACTTCCGGGCATTATTGTCGGTGCGTTGGGCGGTATCGCAGACATCTTAGGCGGTCTCTTCGAGGGCTTTGGTCTCGACAGCGTGGCAGGTTTCTTCTACGGTATCGGAGATGCAATGCGCTCGGCGGGTACATGGCTGAAAGAAAACTTGGTAGACCCCGTGGTGAATTGGGTGAAAGACCTGTTCGGTATTCATTCACCCTCTACGGTATTTGCCGAAATCGGTACTTTCCTGATTGACGGTCTCCTGCAAGGTATCGCCGATACTTGGCACAACATTGTCGAGTTCTTCTCTGAGAAATTGGAGGGAATCAAACAGGTTTGCTCTGATGCTTGGAACGCCATTAAGAGTACCGCTTCTACGGTGTGGGGCAACATCAAGAGCTTCCTCTCGACCACTTGGGACGGTATCAAGTCTACGGCAAGTACTGTTTGGAACAACATGAAAACCACCATCTCTACGGCGTGGGATAATGTCAAGACAAACACCTCGACCGCATGGACGAACATCAAAACTTCGCTCTCGACCACTTGGACGAATGTCAAAACACTCGCAAGTACGACTTGGAGTAACCTGAAATCCACTATCTCTACGGCGTGGTCGAATATCAGTACTGATACCTCGACAAAGTGGAACAACATCAAGTCCTCGCTTTCTACGGCTTGGAACTCGGTAAAATCTACCGCAAGCTCTGTGTTCAACAATATCAAGACATCCATTGCGAATGTATGGAACAATGTCAAGACCAATACGAACACGGTGTGGGGCGGTCTCAAAACGACTCTCTCGACCACTTGGGGTAACATCAAGTCTACGGCGGTCACGGCGTTCTCCTCGATGAAGAGCAGCATTTGTACTGTGTGGGACAATCTGAAATCGCATATCTCTAACGCCGTAAGCTCCATCACGGGGTTTGTGGATAATATGAAGAGCATTGTCTCTTCCGGCATAAGTGCGGTTAAAGGTCTGTTCGATAGTGCGGTATCTGCGGCTAAGAGTGCTATCAGCAAAGTATCGGAAACCCTGTCGAGTATCGGACGTTCCGTGTCGAACGCCGTTTCAAGCGCAGCTTCTTGGGTCGGTAGTAAGCTCGGCTTTGCATCGGGCGGTTTCCCGGAAGTCGGTCAGCTTTTCATTGCTCGTGAAGCAGGTGCGGAAATGGTCGGCAGCATCGGCGGTCGTACCGCTGTTGCAAACAACGACCAAATCGTAGAGGGTATCTATCAAGGTGTCCTCGCCGCTATGAGAGCTTCTGACGGTGGTAACGGCGGTAACTTTGATGTCCGGGTATATCTCGATGGCAAACAGATAACCGCAGCCGTGGAGAAGCGGCAGAGAGAGCGTGGCGCAACTATTTATCCGGGAGGTGTTCTCAATGGCATTTAGAGCATTAGTTACTGTTGGGAGCTATCCCTTTCCAGAGCCGTCTGCCTACTCCGGCAACACGGCAACACTCGTAGATTCTGCCCGTAACCTCGAAGGAGTTGTCATCGGGTCTGTCATTCGAGACGATGTTGCCAAAGTCGAAATGTCTTGGCGGTATCTGACCGTTGAGCAATGGGCGGCAATCAACAAGTGCTTCAAGCAGTCTGCCGGGGGCAAGTTCTACAACACGGTTACATTTTTCGACCAAAGTGCCGGAGGATGGGTCACAAAGACAATGTATGTCAGCGACAGAAGTGCCGGAATGTGGAGACGAGACCCGGAAAACGGAGACATCCTCGGTTGGACTGAGTGTAAGCTCTCTCTCGTGGAGGTGTGAGTATGCAAAATGTTTCGGATGCTTGGAAAGCTGTTCAGAAGCAGCAGCTTGTCAACGAAAGCTATGTCGAAATCTCCTTTGACATAGCCGACCCGGATGCTCTTGCGGATGCAACCTCCAAAGACAATGGTGCAATCTACATCGCCGACACAGAGCAGATTGTAAGTGAGGTCGATAAGAAAATCGTACCTTACGGGACATTAGAGGAAAACCTTTGGCTACTTGATGGTAGCCGAAGGTTTATCCCCGAATCAAATTATGGGGACAACGGCTATATCGGCAATCTACTTTCCGAAGAGGACGGCAGCTTTGACCGAGTACCTTTCGTGGACATTGACTTCACAGAGGTACATGAGCCTATCATCCCCGGTATCACAATTACATGGGGTATCGCCTATAACGAATATGCCGAAGTATTCAAAGTTACGGCGTACAATGGCTCGACCGTGGTTGCCGAGTGTAAGGTCGAGGACAATGCTTCTGTCAAATCGGTTGTCGAGTTCGACATCGAGACCTACGACAGTATCCGCATTGAAATCCTCAAATGGTGTCTCCCTCATCACCGACCGAGAATCGCTGAGATTTTTGTTGGAGTCAACAAGGTCTACGGCAAATCGGACATCACCGGGTATGAGCATGAACAGGACATCAACCCGATAGGCGCAACCACCCCTGTAAACAAGATGGGCTTTTCTATTGACAACAGTAACAACATCTATGACCCGAACAACACGACAGGTCTCTCGAAGTACCTCATGGAGCGACAGGAAATGCGTGTCAAGTATGGGCTGAAACTGAATGACGGTACTATCGAGTACATACCTGCCGGGGTGTTTTATCTCTCCGAATGGGAAGCTCCTCAGAATGGTATCGAAGCAAGGTTTACGGCACGAGACCTCTTGGAGTTCATGCAAAAGACCTATACCAAAGGACTTTACAAGTCTACCGGGGCAAGTCTCTACGACCTTGCAATCGGCGTTCTTACCGAAGCAAACCTCCCGCTCAACGATGATGGCAGTAAGAAATGGGTCGTAAGTAATACGCTGAAATCCATTACGACAACCGCTCCTTTGCCGCTCAGACCCTTAGCGGAATGTTTGCAGTACATCGCTCAGGCAGGATGTTGTGTCATCTATTGCGACAGAGCGGGAGTGCTGCATATCGAGCCTATCTCGACAACGGAACAAGATTATGCTCTCACGCACTTCAATCTCCTGTCCCGCCCGGAAATCTCGCTGCAAAAGCCGCTTATGGCGGTCAGCACGAAAGTTTACAACTACTTCGCAGACGAGACGGGGAAAGAATTATTCAGTGGAAAAGTGACGGTCAACGGTACAAAGGAAGTGGTTGTAACCTATTCACAGAGTGCCGTCAACGCAGCGGCAACAGTCACGGGAGGAACTTTGGTCTCCGCAACCTACTACACCAACACCTGTCATCTCAAAATCACAGGCAGCGGCGAAGTGACAATCCGTGTTGCCGGGGACTTTCTCAAAAGCTCCGATTCCAATTATGTTGTCGATGCTCAGGAAAACGGCGAAACTCAGACGGTTGATAATCCACTCATCACCTCTACCGCAGTTGCAGCAACAGTAAGCGCATGGGTCAAGGCTTGGCTGAGTCACCGAAAAATCATGAAGATGGATGGTTGGAGAGCCGACCCTCGGCTCGATGCTACCGACATCATCACCGCTGAAAACAAGTTTGGTACTGAGTCAGTGCGTATGACCTCGGTCAAGTACTCGTTTACAGGTGCTTTCAGAGGAACAGGCGAAGGGAGGGTTGTTTAATGGCAGTATGGATTGAGCCTGTTTATGACAGGACGGATGAAGATGTTGCTTTCGCTCAGGAGCAGATTCAGAAATGGATTGATGCAAAGCTGTCAGGCAACCCGGTCGAAACTTACGAACTGAAAGGATGCTTCAATCTCACGGACATTAACCGTATTGAAGGAGATATTCAGTATATCAGCGACAGGCTTGATGAGTTGCAGTATCCCCCCGGAACATCTTGTAAGGTGTGGGAACGAAGCGGTCTGCCTACGGCACGAGATGTCAAACGCATTCTCTCCAATGTCAGACTCATCATTGCCGCTTATCATCAACAGGCAGATGCTCCCGATGTCCCCGAAGATATGAGTACCTTCTCGGACATCAATGCCGTTGAGAAAAACCTATATGCAATCAAGCAGCTTCTCGACTCGATGGTTGATGGATTCCAAAAAAGCGGAATGTTCAAGTCCGGGACGATGAGGATGCTACCTATCAGGAGGTGAAAGCCGTATGGCGTATGTATCAAGAGAAATCAAAGACCGTGTGGCTATCGGAGACAACTGTTTTTACATGGAGGAGTTAGATGACGGGCGTATCATGCTCACCCCTGCTCCCGATTCTATTACGGAAACAGGAACGGACATCAACAAAGCTCTGCTTCAACCCATTGAGGATAGAGTCGTTTGGTTGATGAATCGTGTTTTCGATGACATCACAAGCAATCCTTTTATGATGAGTTTCGGAGACCTTACGGGCATTGCCGTCACAGGTGTATGGAACAAGTCTCTAAGCAGAATCGAGTGTTAAGATGGCAGTAAATACTTCGCATCGTAAAGAGCCGACCGAAATGAATGTCATCACCAAAGCAAAGGATGTATTCAAGCATAGCCGTTTGATGATAAAGACCGACAAGCATTTTCCGAAGAAAGAACGCTTTATGATGGTGAAAGACATCTACGAGCTGTCGAAGGAAATTGTCACAAAGCTCATCGCAGCAAACGACTATATGCTGAGTGACGAAGAGCAACGGAGTCTCCGGCTGAGGTATCAGCTTGAAGCTGTTACCGCCTGTAAGAATCTGCTGTTTCTTGTTGAGCAAGCGTATGAGGAAAGCTATATCAGCAGCGGAAGTTGTGTCTATTGGACTCAGCTTATCAGCGATGTAAAGAATATGACCTTAGCTTGGCACAAGAAGGATAAGCAACGGTAAGCACATTGGGGTGTGCCTTGTCGCTTGAACGCCTAACTACTCGAACGCCAACAACGCTCGGAATGTCAACTCGGATGGTAGTTTGAACAACAACAATGCTTACAATGGTAACAATGGCGTTCGTCCCGATTTGATGGATAATCGAGTCTGAGTAACCCTTATGGTGAAAACAGTGACCCATCATCAAAGGAAGGTGCATCCCTTCTTCCGCAAGGGAGATAAACACATGAATGTCGATGCAAGGGCTTTGGTCTTACCAACGCACAAGCTATATACGGCGTGGAATTTTTATGTATTACGAGAGAATCTACGGATTTGATAACTTACACAAAGCGTTTAAGTTGGCTCGCAGAGGTAAGCGGTGGAAACCCGCTACGGCTCGGTTTGAAGTGAATCTCTTAGAGAATCTGCTCCGTCTGAGCCGGGAATTACAGGATAAGACTTATGAGCTTTCAGAGTATCACACTTTCAAGGTTTATGAGCCGAAGGAACGAGATGTTATGTCAAACTCTTTTCGAGACAAGGTGGTGCAGCATTCACTATGCGACAATGTACTCGAAATCCTGCTGAGAAAGAACTTCCTTTACGACAACTACGCATCGCAGGTCGGTAAGGGTACAGACTTCGGGCTAAACCGCTTGGACGGCTTTATGCACAAGTTCTACCGACAACACGGCTTGGAGGGATGGGTGTTGAAATGCGACATCCGAAAGTACTTTTACAGTATTCCTCACGAGTACCTGAAAAGGATTTTAGAGCCGTATGTACCCGAAGAGGATGTCAGGTGGCTGTTATGGTACATCATTGATTCTACCGCAGACCCCGGCATACCGATAGGCAATCAAAGCAGTCAGCTTCTCGCTGTTTTGTGCCTGAGTCCCTTAGACCATTTCATCAAAGAGAAGTTGGGTATCAAGTACTACGGTCGTTACATGGATGACTTCTACCTCATTCACGAGGACAAGGAGTATCTGAAACAATGCTTGAAGGACATAGGGATGTTCCTCGCTCCGATGGGGATGCAACTGAATCAAAAGACTCAGATATTCCCTTTGAAGAACGGTATTGACTTTCTCGGTTTCCATATTTATCTCACTGAAACGGGTAAGACGGTATGGAAAATACGCCGCAGAAGCAAAAGCAATATGTCTCGGAAACTCAAAAAGTTCCGAAAGCTACTCGACCGTGGGCTAATCACAATGGAGAGCATACATCAATCCTATCAATCATGGAAGGGCCACGCTCTTCGAGGTAACTGTCATCATCTCGTTCGGGAGATGGACGAGTTATACAATTCACTATTCAAGGAGGATAACAAAGATGTCTCAATTACTGTCGAATCTGCCGACCGGGGCGAAAGTCAAGTTCGGTAAGTTTCAGGTAAACTCAGAGACGGCGCAGTCGATTGTGTGGACTGTGGTTGCCAAAAACCATCAATGCACTCCCGCATATCCCACAAACGCAATCACACTACACGCCGCTGAGATTCTTGACCTGAGATGTTTCGATGCCAAAGAGCCGAGTAACAGCAATTCCGATAGACAGAATTACGGTAACAACCGCTATTCCGTCTCCAACCTCGACCAATGGCTCAACAAAGATGCCGCAGGTGGCGCATGGTATAGCGCAGCTCATAGCGCAGACCATTCCCCCGATACTACGGCAGGTACAGGCGATTACGGTACTCAGTACGCAACTCGCCCCGGTTTTCTAAACGGTTTTACGGATGATGAAAAAGCCGCTATTCTCTCGACAACCATTCGTGTTGTCAAGCCGAGTACAGACGGCGGCTCTTATGAGGATGTTGTACGCAAAGTGTTCCTGCCGTCCACAACCGAAGTCGGTCTCTCGAATGAGAACAGTATCGCCGAAGGTGCGGCGTGGGGTTACTACACGAGCAATACCGCTCGTATCGGGTATGTTACGCAGCAGTGTTTCAGTAATACCCCTTCGAGTTCCAAACCTTCGAGCAAGACTACCGCTTGGTATTGGTGGCTGAGAACGCCTCGCTACTCGAGCGCCAACTACGCTCGGCTTGTCTACTCGGATGGTAGTTTGCGCAGCAACGGTGCGTACAATGGTTACTTTGGCGTTCGTCCCGCTTTGAATCTTTCCTCTTCTCTCTTGGTATCTGACAGCACCGATGCTGACGGATGCTATACCTTCGTGTGGAATCAAGCTCCTACGAAACCTTCCTATATCAATGTGCCTACTTCTGTCTACGGCGGCAAGAGCGCAACTATTGATTGGGGCGCATCGACCGACCCGGACGGAAACCTCTCCGGCTATATCCTGCAAAGAAAGGTCGGGACAGGCTCTTGGACTCAGGTCTATAAGGGTGCGAATCGCAGTTATGCCGACAGCATTACATACGGTTGGACTACCATTCAGTATCGTGTATGCGCCTATGACTCTCAGGGTGCTACGAGTGATTATCAGACAAGCGCATCCCGGACGGTCATCAACAATCAAGCTCCTGTCATCTCCGGCTCTGACGGCAACCTCGGTACAAAGACGGCAGGTTTCTCGCAGACTTACACCGTTTCCGATGCAGACGGAGATTCCATTACCGTTGAGGAGACCATCGACAACAAGACCATCCGCTCTTATGTGGTAACGCTCGGCGCAACAAACACCTTTTCTGTCACTGGGGAGACATGGCTTGAACAGAGCAACGGCTCTCACACGATGAAGATTAAGGCTACCGACAGTTTCGGAAACTCAACCACAAGGACTTATACCTTCACGAAATCGGTCAGCGGCTTCACCATTCAGAACACAGAGCCGTACAGTTCCGACACCCGTCCGACTCGTATCAAAATTACCGTGACTCGGAACATCCCGGCAGAGTCCACCTTCAAGGTGTATGTCTGCAACAACGGTTTCGATGCTTCTCCCACTTGGGAAGATGCTACGACTTCCGTAACGGGCGGTCTCGTTCATGTGTTTGAAAACACGACCAAAACAGGCGCAGCTTGGGGTGTCATCATCAAAGTTGTCGTTACCCGTGGAGAGGGCGAGGGTGCGTGTTATGTTTCTCAGATTGGAGGTAACTTTGAATGAGCAGCGTTTTCAAGAAAACAGGAATCTCCGAACAGGAGCAGAGAGAAATCTCATCCATCGTCTTTGTCAAGCTCGCCGAGAGTGGTGAACTTGATGAAGCGGTCATCACCGACCACCCGAAGCTGTTTATCGAGTGGGACGAAAATTGGACGGGTAAAGCGGGAGCTATCGTATCTGAGGGCGGCAACCTGTACCGTTCCATTCACGATGTCCTCACAACCGCTCAAAACACAAAGCCGTCTGAGACTCCTTCCATGTGGACTCAAATCGGCAACCCGCAGGAGGAATACCCTGAATGGTATCAGCCCATTGGGGCGCATGATGCCTACTCTATGGGAGACAAGGTTTCTCACAACAATAAGCATTGGCAGTCCACCGTGAACAACAATGTTTGGGAGCCGGGGGTCTACGGATGGGAGGAGGTTACGGAATGACAATTTATCAATGGCTCTGCTTGTTCGGAGTCCCCGCTATTCTTGCAGGTATATTCAAGTTCCTGCACTCTCTCATCAAGAAAAATAAGGATGACACCGTAGCTCTGAAATCCGGCATTCAAGCTCTGCTCCGCAGTCAGATGATTGCCGACTATAACAAGTATAACGAAAAGGGGTACGCCCCTGTTTACGCAAGAGAGAACTTTGAAAACTGTTGGAAGCAGTATCACTCTCTCGGTGCAAACGGCGTTATGAATGACCTTCATGAGAAGTTCTTAAATTTACCAGTAAAGAAGGAGGATTAAAACAATGGCTTACACAAACAGTCCGCTCGTGAATGTAACTCTGTTGAGTCCTAACCATTCCGGGCAAAGAATTCACGCTATTGACACCATCACCATTCATTGTGTGGTAGGTCAATGTACTGCAAAGAGAATCGGCGAGATTTTTCAGCCGACCTCTCGACAGGCTTCCTCCAACTACGGCGTTGGGCTTGACGGCTCTATCGGTCTGTATGTAGAGGAGAAAAACAGGTCGTGGTGTTCTTCCTCGAACGCCAACGACCAAAGGGCAATCACTATTGAGGTAGCTTCTGACACCAAAGAGCCGTATGCCGTTACCGAAAAGGCTTACAATGCTCTCATCGAGCTTGTGGCTGATATTTGCCGCCGTAACGGTATCAAGAAGCTCGTGTGGAGTACCGACAAGAATAAACGCATGAATCATCTTGACGGTTGCAACATGACCGTCCACAGAGACTATGCGAATAAATCTTGCCCCGGTACATACCTCTACGAGCGACACGGAGACATTGCCGCAAAGGTCAATGCCAAACTCGGCACAACGACCGAGGTCAAGCCTGAGCCTACCCCCGAAAAACCGAGTGCTGTCAAGGTCGGGAACATTGTGAAGCTCGCTTCTGATGCCGTCTACTACGGCGGTAAACCTATTCCCGGATGGGTCAAGGCGAAGAATTGGATTGTCCGTGAGGTCGTAGGCGATAGAGCCGTCATCGACAAGTCTCAGGACGGCAAGAACGCCATTTGCAGTCCGGTCAACACAAAGTACCTTACCGTGGTGAACGCCGCTCCTACGCCCCCTGAGACGGCTTGGACTCCGAAGGTAGGCGATACCGTTATGTTCAACGGCAATACCCATTATTCGAGTTCCAATGGCAGCAGAGCGGTGTCCTGCCGACCGGGTAAGGCAAAAATCACGCAGACCTATAATGGCAAGCACCCTTACCACCTTGTCAGAATCATCGGCGGCGGTGCTACCGTCTATGGATGGGTTGACAAGGGAACTTTCACCAAAGCGTAAGGAGGGATGGCGGTATGAGGAGAGTACGAAAGCAACCGAAAGAGTTCTCAAAGAAAATCCTCATTGTTGCGGGTGTTATGAACGCCGTAGTCATCATCTTCACAATGATAATGATATGGCGTACTCTCGACCTTACACCCCTTGCTTACCTCATACCGTCAGTAGCCGCCGAGGTAGCAACCGGGACAGGCTTCTATTACTCAAAAGCCAAAGTCGAGAACAGAATCAAACTTATGCGGCAGTACAGGGTCACTCCGCAGGAACAACATTTTTCCGATAATTTTTAGGAGGTATTTGAAATGACTGATTTAACCAACATCGCTTCTGCCATTATCACTCTGATTGTGGCTGTCATCACCACCTTCCTCATCCCTTACCTGAAAGCTAAGGTTGATGCAGAGAAGTTCGCCAAAATCAAGAATTGGGTCAAGGTGGCTGTCGAAGCTGCTGAGATGATTTACAACGGAACGGGTCGAGGGGCTGAGAAGAAAGCCTATGTTCTGAACTACCTGAAAGAGAAGGGCTACACTCTTGACCTTGACTCTATCGACAATCTGATTGAATCCGCTGTTCTCGAACTGAAAAAATCCTAAACGGCTCACTCAGCCGACAGGCTGTTGAGTATATATTCCTCCTTACGGGTAGAGTGAGTAGAGTAAATCTATGTTTTTCATAAAGTAGTCTATAAGAGAGCTACTATAAGAGAGTTTATGGGAAATTGCGATTTTTCTCTACCCGCTCTACCCACCAACAACAAAACACCGGGCAGAGCTTATTACTCTACTCGGTGTTTTGTTGTTTGTCCGAACAGTGTCCCTATAAAGAATAGGGTGTTCGGATTATCCTTCA